CGGCGCATGGAGTCTATCGGCACGATGGAGCGCCGGGCAAGGCTCGAGGCACGAAAAAACCCGCCGGAACCCCTTAGGGCGCCGACGGGCAACGGTGGAGGCTATCGGCGGCGCGGGGCTCCCGTATAACGTGAACGGATCTTCTCGAGCTCCCGCATATGGGCGAGACGGCGCAGAATCTCCCTCGGCGGGAGGCCTTGCCATTCTCGAGGATATCGGACGGTCTGGATTGTCGGGATCTTGAGTGTGGGCATGGTTTCTATGTTGATTCTTTTGCCGGACCATCCCGGCGCATGGAGTGTATCGGCAAGCGTGGAGGCAGGCAAGCGCGCAAGGCCTTGAAAATATCGGCGGGCACGGTCGAGGCACGGTGGGCACGGTGGAGGCATAAAAGAACCCGCCGGAACCCTAAGGCGCCGGCGGGCAACGGTGGAGACCCGCTTAGGCTTGGAATTGCCCCACGGTCACGAAGTAGCAGGGATGCGCGGGGTCCAGCCTGTCCGCGAGGTGGTCCGCGACGATAGCAGAGAGCTCAGCCCCGTCGAGGTCCTCCAAATAAGCCCCGTCGACGGCGCAGTCTAGGAGCCCGTTCGTGTCGAATTCGGCGCGGAGGCGCTTCCCGGACAAGCCCGAGCACGGCCAGCGCCGCGCCCAATGGTACGTGTCGTCGGCGGACAGCCATACAGTCACGGCCTCGCCGTAGTCTTTGAGCCTCATTGGTCGTTCCCCTTGTTCCACAGAGGCGCCGTTGCGCCGGCGAAGAGTAGGGCGAAGAACGCGGCGGCGGCGGCGGTTGCTAGGATCATGGTAGGTTCTTTGGTTAGGCGCGGGACCATCCCGGCGCGTGTAGATATACGGGCGGGAGCGCCGGCAGGTTGACACAAAAAGGGGGCAAGTGCAAATTTTAGGGTTTATCCTAGGCGCCTCGAGGGTATTCGGACCCCTCCACCGTGCCCGCCGGACCCCTCCACCGTGCCCGGCGAAACCAGCTCGAGCGTAGGCCGTTGCCCGGCAAGGGCATAGCGTACCCTACAACGGTACACCAGCGGCAATGTGCGGGCATACCCCTAAGGGAGACCCCCTATGGGGACGGTGCTGCCGACGAAGTATTGCGTAACGACTTCAGACTTTTGCCCCAAAAATTCCTGCTACTAGCTCTTCTTCTTCGCCGTCTTCTTAGAGCGCTGGAAGGCCGCGGCAGTCGGAGCGCCTTTACTTCCAGGCTTACGCATCTTCTCGCCGCTCCCTGCTTTGATGCGCTGGCGCTTGGCGTTGATGTTGGCGTACAGGCCTTTCTTCTTAGTCATAGATCACCACTCGAGTCAAACATCATCAGGTTAGACACATAACGAACATCACATCAAACACAAACATAAGTACCCCGCCATATACAGGGGCCAACTGGGATGCTCCCAACACTGCCCCTATGTCCTGTTGTAGATCCTTATGTTGATCCTGTTGTAGATCCTTATGTTGATCCTGTTGTAGATCCTTATGTTGATCCTGTTGTAGATCCTTATGTTGATCTTTGTTGATTGTCCGTTCACCGGATCCTCCGGGTCACGGCAGGTCCCTATATAGGGCCTTTAGGGGCCTCCCCTAGCTAGATCCCTCCATAACAACATCAACAGAATGCGCTTTCCAGAGGGTGTGCCTGCGCTTCAACAGGTAACATCTGTAAAACCAGTGTATGGTGCTGGAATCGGCCCTACGTCGCTCTGTACGGTCACATGCATGCAAGAAAAGCCCACACCCAACGACCCGCTCTTTCGTGTGCAGGTCACAGACGATCAGAACCTCCTTGTTGCACTCACTGACAACGACGGGGGGTACGAGGTCGAGCTTTCAATCCGTGACGGCCTCCTCCTAGCCGCTCTGCTGGGCCGGGCGGTCGAAAAGGTACTGGCGGTCAAGAAAGCGTCCGCGTCCAACACAGAGGCTCCTAGCCCCCTTAGAAACGATGCCTGAAAAGCAAAGCAAAATGAGCCCCGAAGACAAGACTTTGGACGCGCTTTTGGATCAGCTGATCCTCGAGCTGTCGGACCTGTTTGTTGACGACAACGACGATCCGGAGGGTAGCGAGTGTGGGCAGTAGTCCCCGAGTCCTGTCGCTCTGCGCCGGCATCGGAGGGTTGGACCTTGGGATCCGACGAGTGTTTCCAGCTGCTCGAACAGTCTGTTACGTGGAGAGGGAAGCAGCGTGCATCGAAATCTTGGCAACGCGCATGGAAGAAGGATCTCTGGATCCAGCACCTGTGTGGACGGATCTCAAGACCTTCGACGGCACAGATTGGCGTGGAGCAGTGGATCTCGTCGCTGCGGGATACCCCTGTCAGCCGTTCAGCCACGCTGGTAAACGAAAGGGCGCAGACGACCCTAGACACCTCTGGCCTGACGTTGCGCGAATCATCAGGGAAACCCAGCCAAGGGCTCTTGTTCTTGAAAACGTCCAAGGACACGTCAGCAAAGGGCTGCGAGAAGTCCTGGAAGAAGTTGCCCAACTGGGGTTCGATGCAGAGTGGGGTGTATACAGCGCAGCCCAAGCCGGACTTCCCCACCGCAGGAACCGACTCTTCATCTTGGCCTACCGCAACGGTGACGGATGCCTCGGGGAGTGGTTACGCCTACAGCAATGGCGATCACAACAAGGTAGTTCTGAAACTGCCGGGAGCAGCAAGCAACTGGCCTACACCACAGGCTCGCGACTTCCGCTCGCCCGACTTGGAGGGAAGCGGGAACTACAAGAGGAAGGTATCGAAAGGTTACACAATCGACCTGAACAGTCGCGCGAGCAGCTGGCCGGCCCCGACAGCAAGGGATCACAAGGATGGGACCGATCCCAGTCTCAAGGTCCCGACCAATGGACGGTTAGGCCTCTCGGCCCCGAGGACGACTGGAGCGATGTTCCCGAATACCTCTGGCCTGCGACTCAATCCAATGTTTGTGGAGTCCCTGATGGGCTTTCCAATCGGGTGGACCGCCTTCGCGCCCTTGGCAACGCAGTCGTTCCCCAGCAAGCCGAACTAGCACTGACGCATCTACTCAGCAACATCACACAAAATGACTGACATCAACGACATCAACCAGCGCCTTACGCGCATCGAGCAGGCGCTTTCTGTGCCGATCTTGGCTTCTACGCCTATTCTGCCGGAGCCTCCTGAGCCCCCGCAGCCTCCTGAGCCCCCGCAGCCTCCTGAGCCCCCGCAGCCTCCTGAGCCTCCTGAGCCTCCGCAGCCCCCGGACCCTAGCCAGTTCGTGGCCTTGGATCACGTGGGCAACACCGCGGAGCAGAACAAGAACTTGCGGCTGCGGGCTGTCCGTTCTACTCGCGGTGACCGGGCTCCGGTCTCTACGCTTGGTGATGTGAAGCGGTCAGACTGGAACAGCGGGGACGGCGACCTTCTTACAGAAGACCTCGAGTGCGTTGTCCCTGAAGGGCACGCCCAGTGGGCTTCAAACCTGCACAAGAAGCTGGAGGTACGCCCTGGGACGTACACATGGGACAATGTGGGTGTTTCAGCGGGTCGCTACGCTCGTCAGCTGAAATGGGGCACCCGTGAGTTCAATGCCCCGCTGCGGCGCTTCTTGAGCTGCGACTTCACTGGCATTCCGCGTGAGCACGGCCTGTACGTGTCCAACTACGAAGGCACTGAGGTCAGGGACTGCACGTTCCTCCGCTGTGGTAGCCAAGGGGTGCAGTTTGCCCACCGTCCGCTCCCATACCAGCAGTACAGCGCAGACAATCTGCCGTATGCAGAGCCGCCGGTCCACATCGTGGAGAACAGTCACTTTGTTGACAACGCCTACAAGGGTGACCGGCCTTCGTTCAACCTGACTTACTTCAACCCAGGCACGTCTAAGTACCCTGGCACGATTGTGGTTGAGAACAGCACGTTCGTATGCGACTGGCCTGAGCCCAAGTTCTACAACGGACGCGAGCTGCGCTCAACTGGGGCAATGGTTGTGGGCAACATGCAGGGCAATGAGCCGCTTCAGGGTCATCCGATGATGGATTCTGTGACGCTGCGGAACAACCTGTACGACTTCACCAAGAACGACCGAGCCATTGTCGAACTGCGGTCTTGTGAGGAGGTCGTGATTGAAGACTGTGCCTTCATCGCACGTGATTCGCGCTACCCGCTGGTCATGATTGACCAGTACCTCGACGCCGACGCGGCAATTAAAACCAAGGTCATCACGCTTCGCAACACGCACGCTGAGGGCGGGACGGGGTTGAAGGTCGCCATGCTCGATGGCTGGACCAAGGCGTTTGACATGCACTGCCCCGGTCAGGAAGTTGTCATCAACGTAGAGACCGGGACTGCCACCAGAAAGAACCTTTTCTAGTACCAACAACAAACACGCATATGACAGCAAAGATCCTACATGAGTTCACATTTGGTCGCGACAGCCGCTACACGCTCGTCTTCAGGGACGACGGGGCTACAACAATTGAAGCAGGGCTACGGCAGGTGGCTCGCTACGACAGTGTTCGACAGGCCTTCCTCGACATCCTCGAGCTGTTCGCATCGTTCCCGCCGGAGACAGAGCCGGATCGGCTGCTGCTGACCGCCATCATTGACGTTCTGGACGCTGCCGTAGAAGAGTAAGCGTTTTTCGGTTGTGGCTTGGGCGCGAGTATGCTGTCATCTAGGCGCGGCGTGGGCGTCAACGGCAGAAAGCGCCCAGTGATGACGCCGCATGGCAGGTGAGGCACCGTCTGGGAGACTAGGCGGTGCCTCTTTTTAGATACGGCCTCTTGTCTCCACGACCCGCCACCTCCTGATTGTGGTACGCATGCCCGCTGCCAACCGCAAGGTCTCGAGACAGCCAAGAGTTGGCTTCAGCGCCCGTCGCCTCGTCGGTGTCAAAGCGTTCCAACATCTCTTCAATCTCTTCCATCTCCCGCTGACGCATCACAGCGTGCGCCTCTCGGCTCATACTCTCCACCATGAAGCCCACGCCCATTGCCAAGGCATCGACCCGGTCATCGTGGGGGAGCGATCCGCGCTCGTAGGAGATGTGCGTTGCTTGCCAAAACATCTGGCGGGCTTTGTGAAGCTCCTCGCTGTCGTCCTTGCGAGTCTTTGCGTCCTGCTCGATGGTCTTTTCGTGGAAGATGATTCTGTGGCCTTCAAACACAGGCGACAGTGTGTCGATGATGCGCCGCTCCTTCTGCATCGTGTTGCGTATCTCTTCGATACTGCACGGGTAGATGCGGGTCAGCGTGGGTCGCAGCAGCTGACTGAACATGCCATCACCAAAGTTTGACTCGATGACGATGGTGTTTGCTTTGACACGCTTGGCTTCCCGCGCGATTGCGTCTAGGCTGGGCTGGTCATAGCCACCAGGGAGGCCAAACACCGAATGAACAAAGATGTAGCCAGACAGGGAGCTGAGGGCAACGCAGGCGGTCTCGTCCTTACCACGTCCAGACGGGTCAACACACAGGATGGTCTGCTCAAACGGGACCAGCTCGCCGTAGGCCTCTTCAGGGGCAAAGAACCCATCACCAACGAGGCCAGGGTTGTCGTGTCCGGTGATCTTGGCTCGAGGGTGGTTGGTGTGGACGTAGACCTCGTGTGCCTTTTTGGGCGTGAACGCAGCAAACATGGCGTCCTTGATCTTGAGCGGGTACTTGTCCGTGTCCGACAGGCTGGTGTCGAGCATGAACTGGAGTGCAAACTGGGCTCGCCCGTACTCCCGCCGGCGTGTCTCAATCTCCAACCGAGTGAATCGGCGGGGTTCGGTCGGGGCGCCGGCGTCAATCTCCAGCTCCGCGATGTCTGGCGCCAAGCGGCCCGCGTACTTCATGGACTGCTCGTCCGTGGGCTTCATGATGGGCCAGATGCGGCACTCGTAGCCCCGCTCTTCCATCGTTCGGTACACCGAGTTTTCGGTCTGGGGCGTACCGAGTGTGCGGACCTTCGGGTAAATGCCGCGCTCTTCGTCTCTGGGCAGGAGGATAGCGGAGAACTCCTCAATGCGCGTGACAAGGCGCTCCCGCATCAGCGGTGTCTCGGAGTTGTTCCTGACCTCGATGTCGTCAGGGATGATGGTGGTAGCACGGGACCCCGTAATCTGCCCTGTAATACCCCGCGAGACAACGGACGGGGACTGCTGAGGGACGCAGCAACCGACTTGGAACGACACGGAGCTGTCTTGGTCGCCTCGCTCAACGTCCGGGCGCAGGTGGTGGAGGATCGGGATTTCGTCGATCAGACGCCGGCAGAACTTGGTGAACAGGTCTGCGCGGTCTTTGGAGGCCGACAGGCACAGGATCATTTCCTGCGGGTCGATTAGCAGGAGCCAGCAGGCATACGCTGATGTCAGGTACGACTTACCGGCGCCGCGGAACGCCTGAATGATGAGCTTGTCGGGTCCGAACTGGAGGTAGTCGCAGATCGCCAGCTGTAGCGGCGTGGGCTCAGGTAGTTGTAGGTGCTTCCACACCACCCGCGCGAAGTTTTTGAACAGACGAAACGGGTGGTCTTCGGGAAGGTGCGGTCTCAAGAGTGGTCACCAAAGATAAGTTCAAAGAGCGCCGAGTACACAACTCCCCACACTGCCCCTTGGTGTGGCCCGGTGTAGTCGTGCAGCAGCGCGTGCGCGTACTCATGGACAAGAACCTCGTCTAGCTGCGAGGACCGTAGCCCCTTGTTGATCTTGATGACGAAGCTGTCGGTCGCATCCACGTACTCGCAGAGGCCTTCGTCATCCTCGAGGGCTACTAGCTTGACGGTCACGGGCCGAGACAGCGGGTGAGCGTGGCGCAGCACCGTCAGCGTGTCCCAAACCGTAATGTTCATTTCAATAGTCTACTGACAAACGCTGTTAGCACAGAAACCGCAGTTCCAGCCATAAGCCCCCAGACAGCTGCTTGGCTTTTTAGGCGGATCACATCCGCTTTGACTGCGGCATGGCTGGTGTGTAGGCGGTCAATAGCCTTCAACAGCTTGACTTCGCTGTGTTTGACCTCTTTCCGCATCTCTGCCTCGCATGACGACACGTGGTCGCTGAGGCGCTTCAGTTCACTAAGCACAAGTGCGCGGTACTCCTGCCAGCCGTCATCGCTCTCACCCATCACCTTTGTCCTCGTTGAGCACCTTTACGTCGTCAAACGTGATATCGTCCCATGCTGTTTGCATGACTTGAGACTCAAAGCCCTCTGTGTAGTGCTTGCCGCCGCGTCCTCCACGGTCGTTGAGGTACTTGCGGCACACCTCCATTTCAGATGCAGTCAGCTCAGGCTTTTGCAGTAGCCGCAGCACCTGCTGGTGCATCAGGTCGTCAAGGTTGTCCATCAGTTACCTGCCGGCAGATACCCAGGGTTGGTGCTGAGAGTCAGCGTGGTCGGACGTGCAAGGATCACATCGTCGGTGCCTGTCGAAATGACGCTGATCCGCAGGTTCATCGGGTTGCCGGTGACGGGCAGTTGGCCGGTCAGAGTGTAGGACTGGCAGTATTCCGTTCGCCCCACGGTGCCGGTTTGGGTCACATACAGGCCGTCAATTTGCAGGTACTGGTACAGCCCCGGAGTCTCACCTGTCAGGCCTTGTGGGAACGCAATCGTGCCCGGCGTCAGGCTTGCGCCAGTAATGGCGGGTTCTTCAGAGAAGCGATCCGTAATGCCTTGGATAGTGGCGTCAATGTAGTCGTTGTCCATGTTCAGCACGCGCGGGTTGCCGCCGGCTTCGTCGTAGAACAAGACGTTAAACCCAAGGTTATCAAGAGTCCAAGCACTAGCGCCTTGGGCCTTTCTAGCTCGCGCCAAGATGTTGAGCTTGAAGTTCCAGCCGCCTTGCACAGGCGTGACTTCAATAACCTTGTTGTTCGACGCGGCCTTGACCCGCGCGAGCTGCGTAGAAAACACCTCCATCGAAGCATCGCGCGAGTACACCGTTTGCGTCCAGCCAAGAGCGCAATCTAGCGCCGTGTCGCTGGGGTCGTGCGAGGCACTGGTCTTGATGTATCGACCGCCAAACGCATCAACGTACCCAGAAGTCAGCGGCGACAGTCCGCTAGTCGGGCCAGTGTCCGTAACCATAAACGTAGCAGTGGCGTGCGGCCGGTATTGCCACGCAGCGTCTGCGTTGCTTTTGACGTAGAGCCCGCGGTACTCTTTGCCAGAGGTTGCAGGCACTTGGCCTGTACCTGAAATCTGCGCGTCTACGTAGTTTTTAGTCGCTACTGCATCAGCAACAGTAGGGTCTGCGACGTTCTGGATTTGCAGGTTAGACTGCCCGCCACCAGTTGCATCCCAGAACGTGCGCGTGTTGTCGAGCGGCAGATAAAAGCCCGTGACAGCCGCTTGGTTACCTTCCACAATCTCTTGCAGGATGTGCAGCAGTTGCTTCGTAGCTGTCTCAAGGTCTACCGCACGCAGGCTAGATGCGTCAGTGAACTGCACCAAGAAGTCGTCGTCATCTAGGTCCGTAGAGCGCGTGACGACAACCTCTGAGGGATTGACGATAGTGCCCGTCAGAGTCAGCTCGCGACCGTTCAGCGTCCACTGCGTGGTCGGTGTACCTTCTACCGTAACCGTAAGGTACTTGTCCCGCAGTACATCAAACGACAGCGTCAGCGGGTTAGAGGTCCACGTGAAGGTTTCCTGGGAGTTAGCCATCAGTCAATAAGCGTGGGAGAAGGGTTGCGGCGGGCGCGGCTGCGGTCTCGAGCGGCCTGCCGGACTGCTTTGAACTCGCGTTCCAGTTGAGGGTTGTCCTTGGCGAGCTGCACAAAAGCGGCCCGCTTGTAGGCGTTCATCACTCGGTTGATTGCGAGCACACGCCCGCTGTCTTGGCCGAACGTGGTGGGCGACGGGTCCAAGGCCTGGTACTCCGAGTCTTGGAAGAGGATTCGCAGCGATTGGCGCATAGTGCGTCCCCGCAGCTTGACCGTGCTGACCTGCTCTTGCCAAGCGTCGTATGCCGAGGTGCCGTTGATGTCCAGCCGCGCGTCAAGCAGGTTCACACCTTTGTACCTAGTAGGCATTGAGCGCCAGTCGTTAGGCACCTTAAGGAACTCGTTGCGAACTACGTCGTCTTTGATGTCCGTCACCCGCGTTGGGGCAATTGCATCAAACCAAGGGCTGTCAGCAAGGTAGCCGCGCTTAATCTTCTCACCAAGCAGGTCCCGCTTTGAGTCCAGTCGTTCGGACATGCCTGGGATGCTCTGCATCAGCTTGTCACCGACGGTTCGCGCGTCCCGGATGACAGGGTCCATCGACAGGGTGGTCTGGCGGATAGACGCCGGCACAAGGATCGACGACAGGGTGCGCTTGGCCCACTCGACGTTGGAGTCCACGTCGGCTTCCAGCAGGTTCGTCAGGTCTTGCAGGCCCTGCATGAAGGTCTTTTCAGTGAACTGCTTTGTCCCAGCAACCATCGCGGCAACAATGCCAACGTCCAAAAGTTCGTTGGTGTCAGGGTCATCGCGGTACTGCTGGTACTGCGCCACTTGCACAAGGTCCGTCATGAACCCAAGCCACGTAGCGAACGGCTCGACACGCTGGTAGCTGTAGTATTTGTCACCAACGCGAATCGAGAACGGCTGCCAGCCTGCGTTGAGCCACGCCCGCCGCTGGTTGGCGTCCACAGGCCCAGACCCAGTAATCATCGGCAGTGCGCCCGGCCCGTCCATAGACACGATGCCCGGCTGTGCCAGCATGAACCCGAAGGCTCCGACCATGTTGGCGGCGACATACGACTGACCGACAGCCTGCCGGCGAATGCTAGCGTTTGGACTGTTGATCTTAGCCATAAAATCGTCAAGGTCGCCTTTGAGCCCAGGCACATCCATCATCTGCTTGGACAGGTTGTCTTTGACCAGCCTGAACGTACCACCAACCAGCGTCTCGGTGGAAGTCACCATGATGTTGGTCGGAATGGTGAGGAACGGAGCAAAGAGGCGCAGAGTCGGATGCTGCTTAACGATCCCAGACACTGCATCGGAAAGTTCCGTCAGCACAGCAGCAGGGGCGCTCATAGCATCCCGCTCCTCAAGCAACTCCTTCAGCGGCCTGTTGTACGTTGTCGCCTGGGCCTTACGCCGTGCTCCCTCAGCAATCCTAAAGTGGTCTTGGCGCTCTACCTCAAACCGTGCGGCCACGTCGGCAATCGCGTCGTTTTGGTTCTCAAAACGCCCGTCCTCCACCAACTTAGCAGCTTCGTGCCCAATGGCGTCTCCGCTGAACTGCTTGGCAAGTTCGTCAGGCTTGTTCATCGCCATGTCGGTCATCCACTCAGCAAAGTCTTCAGCATCACCTGCTGCCATGCCTTTGTTCTGAGCAGCCCGCAGAGCACCGATGTAGTATTCTGACTTGTAGACAGACAACTGTTGAATGCGGTCGATGCGAGCAGGCAAGACGCGGCCAGGCACAAGCGTGTTGTAGCCGACACGAAACAGGTTTCGCATCACGCCGTCTGTCTGCCAACTCATTCGGTCAGCGACAGATCCTGCTAGACGGTCAACCTGCCGACCTTCGCGCAGTTCAGAGGCGAGACCTACGTCTGCCATAATGCGGTTCATGTCCCCTTTCATGGCGAGGCGGGTGAACTCCAGCGAGTTTTTGACAGCTAGTGACATCTTGCTGAAGTCGTCTCGCGTCTCGCGCATCATCTTGACGGCGAACTCGGGGTCAGCTTTTGCTTGAAGCTCGAAGGCCCGGCCGTACAGCTCTGCAAGCGCTCGAGTCGGGTACACGAACATGGGCGACAGGACGCCGATTGCCAAGGTCTTCGGACCAGAGATGACGTTGGTGACGAAGACTTCCGGCAGCGCCTTAAATACACCTTGAGCAAGGTTTCCGGTAGACATCGGGGCTGACGCCAGCACACCCTCGAGCTGCTTAGTCTGACTGCCAAGATCAGGGCTGTTGCGGAGCAACTTCAGGATCTTGCGGTTGGTTTCAGCAAGGTGCTTCTTCGCTGCCTCGCTGGCGCTGTCTTTCGTGGCTTCAAGGACCAGCTTGTCGTAGTAGTCGAGCAGCTCCTTGTGCCCCTCGCGCCCAGGCACCTTCCGCATAGCCTTTTCAGCCATGTTGCTTACACCTCGCCGCAGCCGCGGACCTAGCGATCCCAGCCCGTAACCCAACGCACTTGCAATCTCCTGTCGAGCCGCCTGTGCTGCAAACAGGGTAGCTAACCCGTGCCGCACCGCTTTGTGGGCCTGCGGCGTGTCCATTGACACAGCGTCTTCCAGCAGGTTTTCGGTGTATCTGCTAAGGCTCCGAGAGTGTACTCGCAGACGCTCTGCCATCCGCGCCGCTTGGCGCACATTATCAGCCTGGTCGCCAACGGCAGTCAGCACTTCGCGGGCAGCACGGTTAGAGCCAAACACGTTGATAATAGCGTCGTGCGCCTCGGCCTGCTCGTTGAACAGGTCAGCTTGCTCTTCGCCTAGTGCTTCGTCAGCGTCTTGTTTAGCCTTCTTCTTCTTAGGCTTCCGCGGCTTGCTCCGCAGGCGCTTCAGTTCGTCCTTGAACTCGTCAACAATCTCGAACTGCGTCCTAGCCGCAAGGTCCGGCATGTCTTGGTGCGAGAAGTTGATCTTGCCCTGCACCTCAAGGATCTCGTCCGTGAGCCCCTCAATGACTTCGCCGTTCTCGTCGATGTACTGCCCGGCTTCGTTCTTCCGCAGCTCGCGCTGGTTGACGTTGAGTTGCTCGCTAAGTTTTGGGTTGGTGCCGACGCGGTCAATGACATCGTCAAGATCCCCGTTGACCTCTGCAATGAAATCTCGGATGCCGGCAGCACCTTCAGGCCTTTCGTCCAGCAAGATGCGGTTGATCTTCTGCGCCCCGTCTGCGTACCTGGGGTCCGACATCTTGCGGGTCGCCGCAGCAATGCGGTTCTCCGTCTGCGGCATCAGGTCAAGGTCAAGCTCTAGGTCAGCACCTTCACGCACTTCAACGTCAAACTGCTCTTCAAGTTCGGCACGCTGTGCGTCGGTCATGGGCTCGCCAGACTCCAGCTTTTCGCCCAGCCGCTTCTTGTGCCCCGCAGCCCGCTTGATGCCTTTGACAGCCGCGTCGAGCATCCCGCCGGCAATGACGCCGTCCAGCATGTTCTTGAGTCGGCCCTCAAACTCGCTGTCGTCCGCGTCACCGCTGATCCACGAGAAGACCGCGTTGTTGATACCAGCGTGATCCTCAAGCAAATCAACAAAGCGCCCCTGCTCACCGCGAAACGCTGCGAAGTCCACCATGCCCGCGTGGGTGTAGTTAAACACCTTGGAGTGCTTCTTGAGCCGCCTGTAGCTGTTCCAGCCCTTTGCAATGCGAGCCGTCGTCAGCGCAATGCCGCCCAGCGCAGCACCGCCGGCAACCACAGGGGCAGCAAAGATGGAACCGAGGCCCACACCAAGCGCCGTCAGCGTGGCAAGGCCTCCTTGGATTAGCCCGCCGGTGATGACGGAACCCGCAGCAAACTGGGCGAACGCGCCGGTGAACTGACCAAGGACGGTTTGCGGAGCAGTGAAGAACGAGTCTTCGATCTCGCTGGTGTCCCCGCCAAAGGTGTAGCTAGCAAGGTCGAACATGCTGCGGACAGCCTGCTCACCCCCATACAGCGTGGACTTGGCAATGTCACCTGTGGTGCCGAAGAACCCTAGGTCTTGCAGGTGGCTAGGAATCTCATCCTCGGGGGCAAACGCCACCATGTCTTGGTACAGGTCGAACTCGTTGGCAGTCATTACTGTTGCGCCTTCAGCGCCCGGAGCTGGGAAAAGATGTGCGAGACGATGACGCCATAGGTCTCGATGTGTTCTGTGTTGGTCGGGTCAAACTTAAAACCGGGCCGCTTGACTTCAAACAGCAGGTCAGCCGTATCGGCCACGTGTTGCAGCAGCGGGTTTCGCGCCTTGCCGTTCACCTGCGCCCTAGAAAGCACGGTGAACTCTCTGTAGTTGAATTGCCCCGGTGTGTACTTGGTTATTTGACTCGCGTTCAAACCAAATCGCTCAAGGTCAAGCAAGCTACCGTTTACAAGCAAACTAAACGAAGCTCTAGGGGATTTTGCGTCCGCAGGTACAACACCCATAGCAGTCAGCCGCTCATCAGATATAGGTGTGCTTGCGGGGTTGTAAAGAGCGCCTAGGTTTAGCTGGTTGTATTTGACGACAAGTTCGCCATCCACAAAGTCCAGCACCTCGCTGTCTTCTGCCATTCGTTGGAAAAGATTACTGAGCGGCAGGTTTGCATCGCTTTTCTTTGACCACTTAGCAGTGCCCAGTCCCATTGCGCTGTTAAGCCTTGAGCGGAACGACAGCATCATGTCTGGCGACAGCCGGCCATTAGCCAAGTGTGCGCCCGCATCAGCCTTAGTGATGACATCATAAAGCAGGCCGTTGGCGTAACGTACAGACTGCTGTTCTGCCTGCTTCTGCTCTGTTCCTTGGAACTCAAGGTCGCGTGCTCCTGCGAGGTTGCCTTCAAGATTGTCGTAACCAATAATGGCGCCGACAGCCGTTGCTCGTTGACGCGCTCGATATTGCGGGCTGAAAACTGACCCAGGCAAATCAACAAAGCGGTTAGGGATTTCCACACCTTCAACTGACGCGTACATTTCTTGTGCCGCCGACTGCTTAACCATTTCAGCCCGCAGCTCAGTCACGCGGTTCGTGACGTTTTGGTCAACAACTCTGTTGTCGATTGCGTCAACTTCTTGGCGCTCGGTAATCCGTTGATCAACTGCCTGCAACATCTCGTTGGCGGCTTGCAGTTGCGACACCTCGCCCGCCGCGATGCGCTGTTGTAGCTGCATTCGCAAACTATCAGGAGCGTTTGAGTTGAACTCGTTTTTAAGCTCCGCTTTGAAGGCAAAGTCCGGGCGTTTTGCACCAGGCTCCATTTGTAGGACGCCGCCTTCGCCTTGCGTCAGAACTGGGCGACCATCAAGCGCCATGTCAATTACCTTGGACGATTGCTGGAGCCACATGATTGCGGAGTCTTCGTCTTTACCCCGCCCGCGTACCAAGTCAGCAAGCGCGGTCCCAGCGCCTGCGGCGCTCAACCCGTACTGCGGCCCCCTTAATACAGTCAGCACTGCGGCCTCACCCTTTTCATTCAGCAGTTCTCGAAGTTCTGCACGCTGCTCCCCCGGACGCTCAATGTTTGCCCGGAGCACCTCAAGCCGAGCCGAAGATTCGCCCGTCTCTGGACCACCTGTGCCGCCAATCGTGTCGGCAAAGTTACGCATCTGCTTGACACGCTCACGCACTAAACCTTGAGTTCCGACTGGAGCGTTGTCCACAAGGTCTCGCAGCCGCTCGGCCTCCTCTTCACTAAGGTCGGTTTTGTATAGCAACTCAGGCGGGAGCGTGTCTTCAATGTACTGTTCTGCCTTGACAGTCCGGTTCAATTCCTGATCGGCCCGTTGAGCCCGCCGCGCCCGTTCAATCGCCGGTACCACCATTTGCTGGGTCCGCGTCGTGCGCTTCGTCGCACCTGTATAGGGCTTGGTGCCGCCAGGGCCTGTCAGTTGCCCAACCGCTTCTTGCAAAGCCTCTAGCGCCTCTTGACGCTCAACAGGGTCATCAACCTGCTCTAGCTGCTGCACAGCGTTACGCACTGCGCCTTCCTCAAACGCCGCGTAGGGGTCCTTAACGCCGCTGTTGAGGTACACCTCAAGCGTGCTTTGTAGGCCTTGCCGCATCGCCGGCGCAGCGTTGACATCGACAGAGTACGACCCGTCACCGTCAAGGTTCTCGCGGATCTCGCTCAGTGTGCTGACCAGCCCCTGCGTCTGCGTTGAGATGAGGTCTTGCTCCATCTCGTTTTGCAGCATGATGTAGGCGTTGGTCTCTAGGTCTGACGCCGCGGCTTCTAGCGACAGCTCCAGTTTGCCTACAGATGTGTCAGACAGGCCGTCAAAGACATCACCCAGTTCGTCTTGGATGATCTCGTCGATTTGCACCTCCATGAACTTGCGCACCTGCTCGTCCGCTTCGGGCTTGTCGGCATACAGACGCGCTGCCTTGCGCCCTGCCAGCACCACATCGGTTGCCCGGCGGTTGATTGCCTCTTTGGCTCGCGCAGTGACAATGTCGATCTTGGCGTTTTCGTACAGACCCAAGAACACAGGCGTCTCAGTCGGGCTGATGTTGCCGTCCCGCTGCGCCCGCACCAGCTTGGCCTTGGTCTGGTTAGGCGTGCCTTCGGTGCCCAGCAGGTCTTTGACGATCTGCCCAAACGCCTCGCCTTCAAGTTCCCGTCGAGCGATCTCTGCGGCAATGTCAGCCTCTTGCGCTTGAATCACTTTTGCCTCGGCCCCTAGGGCACGTTGCAAGGTGCTGGACAGGTCAACAAGGGCGCTTAGATCAGCTTGCTCTCGTTGGACGACCGGGCGCTGCGACGGTGCAGCAAAGGTATTAACAGCATTTACGGACGGGCTGACGGCAATGCGTCCCTCAAGTTCTTGGCGGTTAGGTCTCATCAGAAGATAGTCTTGCTTTCCTCGCCAGTAAGGATGTTGCGGAATCCACCGTCAGTGGGCATGAAGTTCCCGATGTAGGTGCCGAGTGCCTGGGTTCCGATTTGCAGAAGACCGCCAAGGAGGTTGGGCTCTGGCGTTACCTGCGGTTGCGCTTGGTTGATCCGGGCCTGCGCCTGCGCCACGATCTGCTCCGACTGCTGTTGCATCTGCTGTCCTTCAAACTCGCGCTGCTTGGTAATAACCGCAGATCGCAGGTTCTCTTGGCGAAGGTAGTCTTGGCGAGTTGCTGCAATTGCGGCCCCCTCTACGCCTGCCGCCGCGGCACCTGCCCGTTGCTGACCAGCAGCGACTCGCGCCTGCCGTGACAGTTGTGCCTGCTGCTGGCCTACCGACATATCCAGCTGCCGCCGGCGCATTGACACACCAGACAACGCTTTGATTGACGCTCGGACTGCTTCACGCTGCGTGCGCTCCGCAATCTGCGCGTTGATCTCGTTCATCTTCCGTGCAGCACTTCTACCGCCCAGAAGGTTTCCGAGGCCCCCCAAAATTGTGAGGCCGGTCAACGGGTCAATCATTGGTCGTTCGCAGGTAAAGAGAGAAAGGCTCGTTCGAGAACGTGGCCTGGGATACGTTGCGGAATCCGCCGCCTAGAAGCCACCGACAGTGCAGCAGGTTCTTGCTGTGGACAAAGTTGCCGTACAGCGGGTACAGGGTGTCAAGGTACGGGAAGATCACATTGCGGGCCTTGCGGGTCATTAGCA